ATCGTTGCGCACCATCTTGTCTTTGATGTCTGCGGCAATGGCGGCGCGGTCTGCCATGCGCTCGGCAATAGTTGCCATTGCGTCGCGACCCCTTTCGGTAGTCAGCAGACTTGGTATGGATTCCATGAACGCCTTCATTTCCATGTCGGACGTGGAACCTGAACCAATGGCGCGAGACTGCGTTGCAAGTTTCACCTGGATGGATTTTGCTATCTGATTTGCGCTTGTAGCATCCGCGAACTCAGTACCCGGGAGATATTTACCCATCGTCGCCTGCATTTCAGACCACGGTCCGCCCGCATATCCTTTAAGCAAGTCTCGAATCAATCCAATCTGTGACGCACTGTTGGATGCCTTTTCTGCGTCTACACGAGCTGCGCCAACGCTTTCCGCATCTTGCTTTGATAGCTGCTTCTCGTACGTCTGCATGTTAATGTTGACTGCCCCAGCCTTGCTATGCGCGTTGGCTATTTCCTGCATCTTGGCCGCGCTCACCGGCTTTCCATCCATCGTGAACTCACCCGTCACCTGATTGAAGTAAGCCCCCGGCACATTGGAAACGGGTTTCAGTTTCTCCCGATCAATCTTCTGCTGTTCCATCTGGCGCGAGTCAAGATTGTTTGCGGCGGTTTCCAGTTCCTTCGCCAAATCAAGATTGGCCGGTCTGCGAGTGGCGCGCAGTTGCTCGGCCTGCGCCCGCAAGGAATCTGGAGTCGGATTGCTGTTTTGTCCGGTCACTTCGACGGGGGCAGTGGTTTGTGGCGTCAATGCCGCGACCGCTGGATTCTTCGAACCCGGAACCGGTACGGGCGCATCCACTCTTACCGGACTGGGAATCTGTCCATCAGGCGGAGGCGGCAAAGGCGTGCCCACGTAATCATCAGGCTGATTAGCTTGTGCGAGAGCGTTGGCAACGGAATTCTGCATTCCCTTCACGATAGGAATGGATTGCGATGTATTGGTCAGTCCGTTATTGACATCCGTCTGCAACGGGGTAGGCGTGGTCAGTGCATTGACTGCCGGTGATGTGGGCTTGATGTCTCCATTGCCGCTGAGATCCATGCGGGCAACGCCTTCCTTGGGCGCCAATCCACCGGCTGCAATTCTTTGCATGCCGGGAATCAGTGCGGGCGACCACGGCTCCGGATTGATTGGATGGATTCCTAGCTGGTTCCACTGCTGCACAAGAATAGGATACTGCGCGGGCTTTTCCGAGTCGGGCAGCGCCAAGAATGACGAAACCATCTGCGAGCCGATCTCGGTTGCCTTTTGCGTTGCGTCGGTCTGGTCTTTGCGGGCCTTCCACTGATCGGCGCGGAGCTTTATTGCCGCGCCAGGATCAAGCGGCATCAATCGGCTAATCACATCTTCGTCAGAGGTGGCGCCCTTTAGCGCATTCTCAATCGCGAGTTGTTTGCGAAAACTATGTTGCCCCTGCTGTAGCTGCAAGTCCTGCGCGTCGCGCTGCCCCATCAGGGATTGAATGGTGAGAGCCTTTTGCAATGGCTCCGCGGGGTCAGGGAGAACCAGAGGATTCAGTCCGAGTGCTATTCTGGAGTCCATTCGAGGCCCTTAGCTAAACGTTGACGGAGCGGAAGTATTCCAGCCCGTTCCGGATCCGGCATTCCTGCTTTTCAGATATTGCAGCGTCGCCTGATTATTCTGGTTGTTCAGGTAGCTATTCAGTCCACCTGTCACGGCATTGGCGCTGCCGATGTATCCCGCTGCCATCGCGTCACCCGCGTTAGACCTTGCCGCATTGCCGAGTCCTAGAGAGGTATTGCCGATATTGCCGGTCATTGCGGCGGAATTGGCACCTTGTCCGGATTGACCGGCAAGGAAGTTGTACGTGGTGTTTTTGTTCGTCTGGTCGCGATTGAAGGCGTCATTGTATTTCGTGCTTGCATAATCGTTTCCGTACCGCGCAAGCTCTTTCAATGCGGCGCCTGAGTCATAACGACCAGCCGCAGCAGAAGCCCGGTCGATGGCCTTGTTTCCCTCGGACAGTGCAAACTGATACCCAGGCTCGTTTTGCAGATCGGCGCCGGTAAACTGTTTCAGCAGGGAACCATAGTCGCCACCGACATTTGATGTGGAGGCGGGGACCGCGGTCTGTGATTGGTTGTACTGATCAAGCGCCGAGTTATAGGATGAGAGCGCATTGTCGTATCCGGTTTGATCGAATACCCGCGTCGATGGTCCCACGCCGCCCGGCCCACGGACATCACCGTACATTCCGCTGATCTGTCCCGGCTGGATGGTCCAATAGTTATCCTTGTTCGGCGCTGCAGGTGCGGTCATGGACGAACTGCCATAGCCGCCCGTAGTGCTGCCATTGCCAATCCCAAGCAACGCCATCAGTCTGGCATTGGCCAGCGCACCGCTATTGCGATAGGGCGCCAGATCAGTACGCGATTGCTGGTATTGCTTATCAGCAAGTGCAGCAGAATTGTTCGCCTGATTGGCCTGTGCGCCTGCTGCATCTTGAGCGGACATGACTCCGTATAGTGCGACTCCAGCGGCAACCCACGTCATTTCAACACCTGCACTTTCAGTTTGTTGGTGGCATCAAATAGCGCCATGGAGTCTTTCTCGACCAATTCTTTTTCGATCTTGTCAAGATTCTTCTTTGCGGTGCGATGCACAGTCATGCAGATGCTATCTTCCAGCGCATAGACCGCCCGCTTGGTTCCCGGCCGTGACACGATCACGTCACCAGCTTGATAGATATTCCTTCCGACCTGAATGCGGCCTTTGGTCACGATGTAGAAGTGTTCCTTCTTGTGCACCTTGCCAACGATCAAAGTCCCAGCCGGTCTGTGTACTACCCGGGCGTACATGCCATCGGCGTGATAATGATCCGTCCGCAGTTCAATCTGTGGCATGTCAAGCATCTTGGCCTGTAATGCTTCGACGGCCTTCCTGTTATCGGGTATCGCGATATCGTTCATGCTGCGGTCCCGTCTGCCAGCACCCACCCTGTCGATGCTTTGTTGACCCATATCGGCTTACCGTTGGCGCCAAGACTGGTATCAAAATAAAACTTGCCGGGATACAGATTCGCGGTCGGACGTTGCGCCGTAGTGCCGGAATTCTGCGTGTCAAAGCACAGCCGGAATACCTGCATCATCCAGTTGGACATCGCCCTGCTCGGCAGGCCTGTTTCATCCACGGTGCCAGGTACGATAGGAGGAATATTGATCAGCGCCATCAGCTTTTAGAATTCAGGTAAACGCCGGTAATGACTCGGCGGATCGGATCGGTGATGCGAAACTTGGCTGTCAGACGGCGCATGGTTCCCTGCCGTCTCCACTCTACGATCTTGACGTAATCGCCCAGCAATCCAGCCGAGCGCCATTGCTCTGCGCCGTAGGTCTTGCCGCCGTCTCGAGACAGTTGCATCATGACTTGCGTCGCGGGTTCGGTATCCACTCCGGTTCCCACTTCAAAGTCCAGCCGGATGCGGTCAATGGACATGTAATTGAGTTCCGTGTCCCAATGCTCGCCGATGATCTCGCCCTCAATGGGAGATCCATTTTCGGTCAGGGTCAGAGGATTGATGCGGTACAGCTTCCCGGTGTTGTAATCGGACAACACGATCTTGGACAGGTATGCGGTTCCCCGTTCGCAGATATGGCGCTCGATCATGTAAGACTTGCGCTTGGACCAGATGCTTGTCGTTCCGTCGAAACTCCAGCTCACGCCCTGCGTGGGGAAGTTGATCTGATACATAGGGTGAGACCCCAGCAAGTAGCTAAACGCTACCGCGTCGGATGTCACCGTGTACGAATTGATGATCTTGTCCAAGTCTGGAGTGGACAGTTTCTGGAACTGCCGGCCGGTCAACTTTCCCACGACCACTTCGCCCATTCTATTCTTGGACAGGAAGGCGACTGAATTGTCGTACTTGACCACGGAGTCTCTAGCGGCAAGCCCCCATTCTGCATCAGCACCCTGGATGCGGTCGAAGGGAAAGTCAGCCGCGCCTGTATTGCCAAAGAACGAGGTGGCGGTATCCTGAAACGCGATCAGTTCGCCGTGGTCCGAGAAGATGCGGATCAGTTTGTCAGGGATGGCATTCGCGGTCGTAAAGTCCAACGCCGCCCACGTCAACCCGTCGTACAAGGCAGAAATGTAGAACTTGCCATTAGCAAATCCCACAATGAAGTAGCCATCCTGAAAGCATACCGACGTCGGATTGGCCGGAAAGTCTACGTCCGTGATGGTCGCAAAGACGTTCGTCAGCGTGTTGAAGATGTAGCCCGATGTCCCATCAACGATCATGACCTGCGTGCCGTTGTGGGCCATCACCACGCCGCCTGACGTGGTTCCTAGCGAACCCCTGTCAACCGATACACCGGCGTTATTGATCTCTTTCAGCACACCACGATAGACCGCATAGAGCTTGTCGTTTTGCTCCACCGCCAGCATGCCGCGAACCGGCGTCGCACCAAAGTCCACGAACAGATCAAGCCCGGGAAAGCCCAGCCCGACCAGTTGAGACTTTTCGCCCACGGGACGGACTTCGCAGTAAATGTTTGTCAGCAGCTTTGACGTGATAACGGTCGTCTGCCCGTTCGCCATCCCTATGCCATAGAGAGGGGCTACGGCCATACCATCCATCCATACGGCGAGCCTTGACGGCCCGGATCGCTGTACTCAGTACCGGATCGCATCACGCGCAGCGATTGCTTGGCATTGGCGCGCTTGATGTCGCCGAGAGAACTTGCGGCGATCTCCTTGGTGTCGGGATAGTTGCTCATCTCGACGCCGAATTGCGGCCCCAGCAGAATGGCAAGGTTGTAGACAAAGGCCTGCTCGTACCCTGGAGGGAACGCGAATACGGTATTCAAATTAGTGAGCGTAGTTAGCACTCGCTCTATTGTAAACGTAACGGGGACAATGCCACTCGGCACGGGCCAGAGGGTAATTGTTCCGTTCGGCATGTCATTGCTGTACATGTACCTGTACGGGTACACGTTCGGCTGGGTCTTGTAATAGATCAGGTCGTATTCCAGTGGTGTCATAGACAGCATGGGAAACGACACGCTCTGGTATGTGGTGTAGGCCGGATCATTGATGTGAATCGGACGAGTGGTCACCCAATTACCCGTCGGGCCTATCGTGTAGGTCGCCTGTGCGGCAACGGTGTTGAAGGTCTGGTCCGCCTGTCCGTAGACCGTAAGGGATTGCGTAGACCAGTTGTCCAGCATGCGATTGGCAACGCGCAGACAGGTCTGGGACTCGTCCGCCGTCAGTTCCTGCCCCACGCCCAACGCATTGGTCAGGGAGAGCGCATCCTTGAACAGATCAAGTGCTGTTGCCATTTAAGAGGGGGCGAGTTTCCCCGCCCCCTTTCCCTTAGTTAAGCTGCGTCTCGCCTTGCTGGAGGATCAGCGCCCATGCGATCAGCGTGGTAGCCGTTGCGTTGGCCGTGCCGAAGATGGTGAACGATCCCGCTGCCGGGACAATCCGCTCAACCCGCAGCAGAGTGCCGTCAGCCGCCGCCTGTGACACGTACGCAATGATCTTGCTGGAGGCGTCAACCAGGTTGTTGGTAATGACAACCGAGGAATTGCCTGCCGCAATCGCCGCGATACCCGACGTGATATTGGCCGTGACGGCGCCCGTCGAGGTGCTGGCAACGGCGGAGGCGGTTGCCAGACCTTGCGCAACGAGTGCCGATTCCACATTGGTCGGGAGATTGACCACTGTTCCGGCGGCGTATCCCACATAGGGACGTACTAGAGTAACTGCCATGATGATGTCCTTTGCTTGAGATTGAGGGATTACACGCCGTAGTATTTGGTGCTGAGTTCGGGATAGGTCGCAGCCCAGCCGAACAGCACGTCAACCCGCATGATGCTGTTATCGTTCGCGCCGTCGTAGAACTCGGTCACCTTGACGGTGAATCCGTTCTGTGTCTTTTGCGCGACTGAGATAACGCCCTTGCCACCAGCCGGTGCCCACATCGGAACCATCGCCAGCGTAAAGGCATCTTTGTGGAAGCCAACGTTGCAGTTATAGCTCGTGGAGGCGGCGCCAACAATGACGTAAGGCGAACCCGTGGTCGGGGAGGCGGTCACGTTCTGGAAAGCGCCAGAGGTCACAATCGCCGGACTGATCGGGATGGTCACCGCAGCGGCCGCCACATCGGCGGTTACTACGAAGTTAGCCAACTGACCGGTCGAGGTGCGGGACTGAGGATTGACCGCAAACACGCCCGGCAGAGTGATGACCGTTCCTTTGGTCAACGTGCCACCCGCAACCGCAACAACGGTAATGCTCGAACCCGTCTGACCGGCACCGTTGATGTTGGTCGCGGTCGCAGCGCCGTTGGTGTGCACATCCACGTTCTGGTCCATGCCGGGATGGATACCGAAAGCATCCTGCATGTAGCCGGTCTTGTACTGACCCGACACGCGCTCCGCCATGTTGAACAGTCCGGCAAAGCCCGGGATCATCGCGCCGTTAAGGGACGGGTTGATCACCGCGTAACGCTCGCCATCCTTGACCGGCGCGCCCATTTCGTCCAGCCGCTGATTCATGGCCGTCAGTACCTGAATGGCACCGATCTGGGTGGTCGGCAAAGCGCCCGTGCTGTTCAGTGCGTTGTAGGTATTGTAATGCGCCATCTGCAAACCCTGGCGGTCGATTTCGTTCGCCACCGGCGCAATGACGGCAGCGATCTTGTCTTCCAGCTTGGAAAGGCTTATGGTGCGTTCCAGAGAGGTGAAGTTGACATCGCAACCGCCTTGCTGCAGCACCAACGGGACGGTGGTCTCGACGGTGGCTTGCGGCACCGCGACACGGCCAGCACGATAGGTGTAACGCGGAGGCTTGCGGATGTTGATGGTCTGGCCCGGGGCATAACCGCGGGACATGTTGGAGGTGTACTCATCCTGCCAATCGCGATTCGCGAACTTGGCAAAGGTGAGCATGTTTTCCAGAATCGGCAGCGTTTCGCGTGCGACGATGGAGCTTGTTACTAGGGTATTTGACACGGTTGATTTCCTTTGTCGTGGTTAACTATTGCGCCCACTTGGCTCCGGTTGCTTTCCGGTACGCCTTGTATTGGGCATCAGACATATCTTCGCGGTAATTCTGAATGGCGCTAGATCCCTTCACGCCACTGACCGGGGGCGGAGCCTTGGAACCTTGCTTGACAGGCACAACACGCTCTTCCATCTTGCCTATTTCAATCACCTGTCTGACTGGTGAGAGTTTGGCAATGCGCTCGGCCTCTTCTGGATTCTTGGCCAAGTGATACAGCAGCTTTGGCCCGATATCTGATTCAAGGATGGCGCGCTTTGCATTGGCATCCAGTGACGGCAGTTCGGCGGCGATAAACTCGCCTACCACCTCATCGTAATCCGTGGCCTCCTTGCGGAATGCCACTTCGGAACTTTCCCATGACTTGGCAATCGCCGCATCACTCGCCTCGGTCCTGGCTTTCT